GTCGCAGATCGCCCAGCCGGCCGGACAGTTCGCCGCCAGCCCGTACCAATTGAGGATCATGCCGCTGACGAAGGCGCGGTTGGACACCGCCTTCAGCGCGCTGTCGATCCCGTCCAGGTCGGCGTTGAGCTTGGTCCCCCAGCTGTCGGAGGACGCGCCCACCTCGGGCTTGGTCCAGCCATAGTGGGCGGTCGTGGCGTCAGCCATCTCAGCCTCGCATGATGTTGAAGCCGCCCAGCACGCCGGACGGCGTCTCGGTCAGCAGTCGCGCGGCCGCGCCCGTCCGGTCGGCCGTCTCGATGTCGCTCAGCACCGCCCCGAACAGCGCGGTCCAGGTCGCCAGCCGCTCGTCGGCGCGCAGATAGGGCGCGGACTGGGCCAGCGCGCCGTAGAGGTACGCGTCCGGGTGGCTGGCCAGCAGCCAGTTGCTGGGGTTGGCGTCCGACAGCGCCGGCACGGCCTGCAGATAGACCAGCTCGGCGGCATAGGCCGTGTCAGGCGCAGGATACAGCCGCAGTTGCTGACCATAGAGCGCGTAGAACCGCGGCCGCCCGCTGCTTCCCGCCCGCACCCGCGCGTCGATCTCCTCGGGCGTCAGACAGCGCAGAACGCCGCCGCCCGCCCCGGTCAGCTTGACCAGGCGTTCGGACAGGAAGTCGTCCGGCAGATCGACGTATTCGGCCGACCAGTTGGCCGCCAGCCGCGCGGTCATCGGCCGCACGCGCAGCCGCCGATTCACCTGCGCCTCGGCCAGGGCGATGAAGCTGGGAATTTCGTCCGTCAGGTCCGAGCGCCGCAGCCAGGCGGCGATTTCGGCCTTGAGGTCGTCGTAGGTGCTCAGCGCCACCGGGGCCTCCGCGCGAAAGGACGCGCCGGAGAGCCCATGGCCCTCCGGCGGACTTCAGGGTGCTTAGGCCGTGATGCGGCAGGCCATCTGCGGCCGGATGGTCTCGTAGCCGTAGAACACGTCGATCCGGCAGGGGAAGGCGTCGTTGTTGATGTCGTAGGCGCGCACGATGCGCATCGACACGCCATCGTAGACTTCGCGCGCCACGAAATCGACGCCGCGCGGGAGCACCAGATCGGCCGTGGCGAAGGCGAAGGCGTCGCGGTGGAACGCCATCTCCTGCTCGTAGCCGGTGTTGGCCGCGCCCGCCACGGTGATCGCCGCGCTGTTGGCGGGCGAGGCGGTCACGCTCTGACCCGCCCCGCTGGTCGTGATCGCCGGGCTGATCGGGATGGAGCCGCTGGTGCCGCTGAAGGTGGTGTCGGCGGTGCACACGAACTGCTGCAGCTGCTGCGTCGCCGCCTTGGTCTCAGGGTGCACGCGGTAGACGCCGGCGATGGTGAACACCGTGCCGTCCTTGATCACCTGGCCGTTGCTCACCCCGCCGACCGTCAGGGTCGAGCCCGCCTGGCTGGCGCCCGACACCGTCACGCTCGATCCCGCGCCGATGTCGCCGTTGGTGTGCGTCGGGACGAGCGGGTTCTCGTACCAATCGAAGCCGGCGGTTCGGCCCATGGCGCCCTCGCGGTACTGCTCGCGGATCGCGCTGGAGTCCTGGAACAGACCCTTGAGCGCGTCCACGATCGTGGCGGTGGCCAGGGGCGACAGGTGCGTGGTGCGGTTGGCGTCCATCGGCGTCAGGCTGTTGTTCAGCTTGGCGCGCGCCTGCAGATAGGTCAGCAGGGTGTTGGGCGTGGTCCCGGCCGTGCCCACCTGTTGATAGATGTCGCGGTACATGGTGAAGGCGTCGGCCTCCAGCGAGGCGGCCAGCACCGCCATGGCCGGCTCCAGGATGCGGCTGGAGAAGTCGTCTAGCGACATCGTCAGCTCGGCCGAGGAGAAGTTCACGTCCACCCCTTTCTGGGTGGCGATCTGCAGCGACACGCTCTGCTCGGTCACGTCCTGCGCCGACAGGGTCTTGCCGGTGCGCACCGTGTACTGGTTGGGCAGCCGGATCTTGAGCGTGTCGCCGATCTTGGCGCCGGCCTTGGCGAAGCTGTCGTCGTATTGGCGATTGATCGCGCCAATGAAGGTCAGCTTGTTGTGCAGCACGCGCAACGCTTCGCGCGTGATCTGCTGGGGAGTGAGAAGAGCGTTCGCCATGGTCTATCGGCCTTTCTTGCCAAGCTGGCCGCGCCGGTGGCGCATCCAGTCGTCGGTGGACATGCGGTTGGGATCGTGGGGCGCCGCGCCGCCGCCGCTCACCTGGATGGCGGGGCGCACGGCCTGGGTCTGCGCCAGCTTGTCGCCGGCCACCTTGGCCTGGCCGGCCTGATGGCCGCGCCAGGCGTGGTGCAACAGGATCACCAGGCGCGGATCGTCGATCGCCTGCACTTCTTCGGGCGCCAAGCCCTGGCCGATTGCGAACTGGGCCAGCCGCGCGGCGTGCTGCGGCGACCATTCCGGCAGGCGCTGGGCCAGTTCGGCCTTGGCCTGCTCGACCGCCGCCGCGCGCTGGCGCTGCGCCTGCAAAGCCTGCGCCTGCTGCTTCAGCGCCAGCTGGCTCACCGCCATCTGGTGGGCCTGCTTCATCTGGAACAGCTGATGCAACATCTGCTGAGCGCCGGCCGGATTGCTCCGGTCCTGCTGATGCAGCCGTCCGATCTGATCGCCCAAGGCGACGATGCGGGCGCAGTCGGCGAGGTTCGCCCCGTGCGCCTCCGCCGCCGCCTGCAACGCCTGATGGCCCGCTTGCAAGGCGCGGCCATGGGCGTGCAACGCCTGAATGGTTTGGTTCAGCGCGTCCTGCAGCGCGGCGGGCACGGCATAGGTCTGGCCCTCGTGCTCGATCGCAACCAGGCCATCCTCGTCCGGCTGCGGCGCCTCGGCGGCGTCATCCTCTTCCGGCGCGCCGGCATAGCCGTCCGCGCCCGCATCCGGCTGCGCCGGCGGGTTCTGTCTCATGCGTTCCTCGGGGCTTACGGCCGGGGGGCCGGATCAGGGACTGAGGCAGGGCCTCAGCCGTCAAAGGTCTTGCAGACCGATCGCTTCCAGCGGCGCGCGATTGGCGTCTTCCCGCCGGCGGGGCGTCTTCCAGACAGATCTTTCAAGTTCTGTCCGCAAAAGCCCTACCCTTCCGGCGTCTGCAGCTTCTGCACCGCCTCCATCCGTTCGGTTCCGGCGCGGTACTGGTCGATATCCAGCTTCTGCTGCTGCAGATCGCGCGCGCCCTGCAACGCGGCCACCTGCTGCTGCAGCGCCTGCACCTGCCCAGCCACGGCGGCGGCCTGCGGATCGGCGCCGGGCGCGCCCGCGCCGCCTTGCAATTGCGGCGGCAACAGTATCTTCAGGCGCTGCGCGATCTCGTCCGCGCCCGGCCAGTCCAGGTTCTTGGCCAGCAGGTCGCCCAGCACCGGCGCGGCCTGGGGGAAAGCCTGGATCAGCGCGATCATCTGGCTGGCGGCTTCCTCGCGCCGCGTGGTGAAGCTAGGGCCCGCCTCAACGGTCAGGTCGTACTTGCCGACGGTCAGGTCGAACACCTGCTCCATCGCCTGCAGCGGTCCAGCCCCGCCGGCCGTCGGCGCGCCGTTCACCGCCACCACCTGCGGCTCCCCGCCCGGTCCCAGCACCCGCACCATGCGCGGCGTGGAATAGACCTTGGGGATCAGGTCGATCATGATCCGCCCGGCGTGGCGGATAGCCCGCGACAGGTTGTCGATGAAGTGGAAGGTCGAGACGTCCCCTTCCCGCTGCCGCGCCAGGATCGCCCGGCCCGAATTCTCGTTCGACGCCGCGCCCAGCGACGCGTCGTAGAGGCCCAGGATCGACTTGATGTCGTCCGAGGCGTTCATCGCCTCCTGCAGCGCTCCCGCCGGAACCCCCGCGAAGGCCTGCCGCTCGGGCGCCGCCGGTCCGTCGAACTCGATATAGGCGTGGCTGTCGGTATTGGCCGTGGCCCACTTGTCCGCGTCGCTCTTGAACGCGCCCTTGGGCCCGATGAACGGCGCGCGCGGCGCCAGCGCCACCAGTTCGGTCGATGTGGTGCGCCAATAGTTGAACATCCGCTGCGGGTCCTTGGCGTCGCGCACCAGCGACCTAAGATGCCGTCGCCCCTCCACGAACACCTCGTCGCCGAGCACGGGCACGATCGGAATGAACTTTCCCGCCCACTCGACCGTGTCGACCACCTCGGCCCCGGTCAGTAGATGCTGCTTGACCTCATGGCTCAGCGCCTCGCGCGGGCGGCCGATCACGCTCACCCCGCCCGCATCGAACAGCGCCTTGTTGCGCGCGTAGTCGTCGGCCGCGATGGTCTCGCCGTTCGACAGCGCCAGGATCTGCCGGCGCACTTCGTGGCGCACCCAGTACTCGGCCGCCATCACCCGCTCGTCGTCGAGCCAAGGCGCCGCTAGGCCGCCATAGCCCAGCCCGTCCCAGTCGATCGCGCCGGCGCCCTTGTACTGCCGGGCGAAGCGAGCCTTGGGCATCAGGTCCACGACGAACGCGATGTTCCAGTCCGCACTGTCGGCCGCCGTCGAATAGGGATCGGCGTAGACCGAGAACGGGTTGGCCACCCGCTGGATGACGATGTCCTGCTCGAACCCGTCGTCGCTCGCATAGCGGGTGTTGATCCGGAAGTACCCCAGGCCCGAGGTCACCGCCGCGTCG